GAGACATTCCGCCGGATCCCGTCCCTTACGTCATCGAGCGCAGCTTGCCCAGCCTCGCCCTTTGAAAATCGAACCGTAACGACCAACTTCCGCTGATCCAGCGTCGCCGATTCCACGACCCCGATTTGTTCGCAGGAGTCATGGGACATCAGGAGCGGAGCGCCGTCCTGGAATCGCGCCAGCCGAATGCTGCTCGGGTCGTGATCCAGGATCTCGTCGCCGAAGTAGCGTTCCACCGGAGTCTCGGACGAGCACGAAAACGAGATGGTCCTGTCATCGGCGTTCAACGCCTCGCGGGTGATCGTCGCTCTACGGTATTGGACCGGCAACTTCATTGGCTCGGAGGATTGGGTTCGGGTGCGGGTTTCGCAACCGGCTGGGCTCCATTCGGACCGGAGAGCGTCACACCCTTCTCGTCCGCCATCTGGTTGTCCTGCGCGATCTCTTCGAGCGTTTCCTCGATGTCCCCACCGGATTCCGCCACGATCTGTCGGCGCGACTTGAGTCCTCCCTCGACGGCCAACAGGCCGGCGCGAACGTCCTTCTCCGGGTCGACCCACTGCCACCGACGACCCCTCCAAGTGTCCGCTGTGAACTTTTCGAGCTTCTCTGGCGGCAGTTTGATCGCACCGCCAAGGAGACAGACCTCAATCCACTTGCGGAACACGGGCCGGCACAGGTGGTCGATCAGCCAAGACTGGATCTGCAACCACTCCTCCCGCTCGTCCAGCAGGCCGGCACGGATGGACGAGTAGTTGACGCCTTCAAGGTCGCTGGAAAGGGTGTTGTAGCTCACGCCCATGCCCGTCGCTACCGACCGAAGGGCGGACTTCACGAAGTCCCCGAAAGCGGTGTTCGGATGCGTTGGATCCCACGGCGTGAACTGGGAACCCATCGGCAGTTCTTCGATGATCCCGGGCTCAACCTCCATCGTCTTTCCAGTACCATCCTCCTCTTCCGGATACGGCATTCCGTCCGGGAACGTCTTGGTGATGAACCCAGCCTTGGCCGCCGACACGCGAGCCGCCACGAGTTCGGCCTCCTTGTAACCTCCGAGCATCCAGAGGTCCCGGATCGCCGCCGTGAGCCACGGCCAGCCGCGCGATTGCCCGGGGCGTTCCGGGAGGAACAGGTGGATTATGAGTTCGGCCGGTACACGCTCGCGCCGATTGCCGTTCTTCGGCGCCGGCATGGTGTCCCCGGGGTGACCGTTGAGGAGATGGTACGCCGTGACCTGTCCGATGGAGTTCCGCTCGACGCCCATGCGGATGGTTCCGCCGTTCTCCAGGTTCGCGTTGTGCGTCTCGTCGAGTAGGTCAGCCTCGATCAACCGGAGAGAAATGCCATACGGGTTGGCTGTCTCGCGAACCCAGCGCAGCAACACCTCACCGTCGTAGGCCGCCCGGCGCAGCGCCATCGTCTGCATCTCGCGCCACGTCAACTTGCGCTCCACGTCGCAGAATCGGTTGATTCCCCACCGATACCACGCCTCCTCGATGCGTAGGTTCGCGAGCTTGTCGGGGACTCCGTTGGACTCGACTACCTTGGATTGAAACGCGATCCCCTCAGACCCGAGGACGTTCCGGACGAGGGCCTTCCCGAACCCTCGGGCGTGGCTGTCGTTTCGCTCCAGGTCGCGTGAGCGCGAGCGCATGGTGCGAAGCCCAGTCCCCACCGCAGAGTCCGCCGAGAGAATCCTGGTCGGCCAGTCCTCGGTCAGTCTGGAGTTCTCGGCCGCCTTGAAGGCGAGGTTTCGGCGCCACCCGCCAGATGCCGGACGCTTTGTGTAACCGAACCGGCGGGCGATGGAGTCGATGAGTTTCACGCCGTGAATCGGACCTTGATGTTGCGGCTCCCACCAAGCCCGCGCCGCAGAGCCTCAGCCTGTTCCTCCCGCGCCACCTCGGCCGCGTAGCGGTCACGCAGGACAAGCAGGCGCTCAAGCGGGATCAGGTTGATGGGCACGCCTCCGATGCTGTGGCTTTCGATTCCGTCGATCACCCGTCCCTCAAGGGCGGCCTCGATGTAATCCAGCATCGTCCGCGCGTGCGTGCGCTGGTCGGACGTTCCGGTAATTGTGGTGAGGTTCGGCGTGACGGTCAGAGTCCCGCTCCCGACCGTGTACCGTTCCCCGGCGAGCGAAACGGTTTCATTCCACGCCCATTCACCGGCATTCATGTTGGCCGTGTTGGCCGCCGGGATCGTGACGAGGAATGCGGTGCCGCTGGTCGTGGCGTTCGTCGAGACCGAGTTCCCCACGTTGGAGACCGCTGAGAACGTGAGAACCCAACCGTCGCCTGGGGGGTAGTCTGACAGCTCCTTGGTGAATCGGAACGTGTCACCGGCCACCAGCGAGAGCGGTTCGGTTGAAGGAATCGTGGCGGCCATTAGTCGGAGTGAGCCGAGAACACGTCACCAGCGTTGCCAACCGCGAACGAAGCTCGATCCTCCCGACCTCCTCTGGAGCGCCGGACGCTGCCGTAACGGCGGACTTTGCTCTTCTTCCGTGTCGGGTGATGACGTGGATTCATTCGGTCCGCCGGCATTCAAACCCGCGCCCTCCGGTTTCGCAACGGACCGAGCCAGCCGTTGCAAGTCGAAAGTCCTGCAAGCCAAGGCGGCGGTAGCATAGACCCGGCAGTCCAATGCTTCGTTGCGGGCGCGGATCTTTTCCCACACCGTCTTGCGGATCCCCTTGACGTAGTGAACCACCTTGCGCTCGGACGTGAGCTGGTCGAACCACTCCGCGTCGTAGTTCAGCGGGAAATGGAGGTAGCCGGCGCCACGGTCCACAAGCCCGATTCGCGAGTAGATCAACTCCTTGGCGGTGTCCACGCCGACCGGGAACAGCGTCACACGGCCAGAGTTCGACCGGCTGAACCGGCCAACGAGTGGCTTCCCTGTTCCGCCAATTCCTTTGCACGCGAACACGTTTCGGACTGCCCGCGAGCGGGTGAAGTCGTAGACGAACTTGGTTGAGTTTCCGGAGTCCACGAGAGCGGCGGCCACGCGCATCACCACCCCGTCCTTGCGCTTGCGTCCGCGCGTCAAGGCTGCGTCGAGTTGGGCCCAGGTCGCGGGGACCGCCGGGGATCCGGCAATTCGCAGATACTCGATGCCCCAGCATTCCTCGCCCAGCCCCCACCCGACCACCTCGCACTCAAGGCGGTCAGCCTGTACGTCCACGCCTGCGGTCAACAGGAGCACTCCGTCCGGAACCTCGGCGCCGTAGTCCTCCCGGCGGGCCATCAGCGGGCCGGGCTCAAAGGCGTCGCCGGCCTCCTCCCAGGTCTCGGCGAGGAAGGTGTTGGTCCAAGTTCGAAGGCGCATGGCCCCGGCGTGCTTGGACTCCAGGAACTCCTCGGCCATCTGGTGAAGTCTAGACTTGTACCCCTTGCGCGGTGGGAACGGGGACGCGATCCCTGGAAGATGGAACCCGACCTTTCCTCGGAACGGCGCCGTCGGTTTCCAGTGTCCAGCCCGAACCATGGCGAGGCGTTCGGAGTCGGTCAGCTCGGCGGCACAGGACTCGCAGGCGTAGTGCGCGTTCTCTGGCTCTCCCTTCGGCCATTGGACTTGCGACCACTTGAGCACCTGCTCGAACCCGCACCTCGGGCACGGGCAGTGCCAGCGGCGCTGGTCGCTCTCAAGGAACGCTGTCTCGATCCGGGACAGGCCCTTGACGGTTGGCGTGCTGGTCAGGACCACGACCGCGTTGGAAAAGCTCTCGGTTCGGCGGATCGCCAGGGCGCACGGGTCGCCCTCGGTGCCTGCGCTTGCGGGCATTCGGTCCACCTCATCGAGAAGCACGACGCGCCGTGGGCGGCCGGCCAGCCCGGCCGGTGCGTTTGCGCCGACTGCTGAGATGCTTCCTCCGGGGAATAGCTTGGTCGCGACGGTGTTCCCGGAGTCTCGGGACCGGGGATCCCGAACGAGGTCGGTGAGAACGGGGCAATCCCGGATCATGGGAGCCAGCCTCTCCTTGCTCCACACCTCGGCGTCCTCCACGCGCGGCTGAACCATGAGGATGGGCGATGGGTCCGCGTGGATGAAGAAGCCGCAGATGTTGTTCTGGATCTCGGTCTTTCCGAGCTGAGACCCGAACATCATGACGATTTGGGAAACGTCGTCCGAGTTGACGCACTCCATCGGCTCGCGCTGGTATGGCGCGAAATCGACCCTGTACTTCCCGGGACGCGACGAGGACTCGCGCGAGAGGTAGCGGTAGCGGTCAGCCCACTCGGCCACGGTGAGGCGCGGGGGAGGCTCCAGCGCATCCGCCATCCGCTCGCCGATGGCGATGAGGTTCCCGGGCGTTACCGGCTCACTGTCCCGCGTTGGCTTCTGCTGGCTCATCGGGTCCCTGCTCTGCCGCTTCCATTGTGGCCTGGCGCGTCAGGCGCTGGAGGTTTACCAGCAACTCGTCGCGGGAGCGTTCCGCCAGCTCGGTCGCTGAGAGGATCCCCTGGCGCAGTGAGACGGCGACGTTCTCAGCCCACCGCGCCACGTCGTCGACGGGGACAAGTTCTTTGCGCGACTTGGCTCGGAGGATCTCCTTGAGGTCCGCCTCGGCGACTACCTTCCGTCGCTCCGCGTCCTCGATCGTCTCCTGGTCGGGCGTCGCGGATCCAGACCAGTACCACGCGAGGAACTCGCCGAGGTTGACGGTGCCGTTGGCGCGGACCCCAGGGCAGCCACGGGTGCGGGCGTTACGCAGCTCGGCGAGCGGGATCCCGGTCGACGCGACGCAGGCGCGGAGGCTTGGGTAGGTCGGCAGACGCTTAGCAGACCGTGTGCCAGATGAGTGATCCGGTTTCACTTTATCGCTAGAGCCAGGTTGGTCGCATGGTACC